AATGGATGATGTATGAAGCGGAGGATGAACAAAATAAAATTGATTTGTTGCATGAAAAACCTACAACAGAGAAAAATGGTGTTAAAATCATAATTTCTGTAAAATATTACGATTATAGCAATTTTTTATCAAAAATTAAAGAGCAATTAGCTTATTTTGAGGGAGTTTATTTTGATTGTACTGGTATTAATAATGACTTTAGTATTGTTAGATCTGAACATTTTCAATGGAGCCCTTTAAGTGATGATAATGAAATGCACATTTGTTTGGATAACGTGTATTATCCAATTGATTGGAGTAAATTAGGTATTGATAGAATATATCTCCCTTTAGGGCTTAGGTTCAGTTTGTCAGATGGTATTTTTCCACTCCCAAATAGAGAATCTATCAAATATACTGAAGAGTGTAAAAAAGCAATAAAAGATAAAATTTCTTTAGTAGCTGATCATTTTATAGAGAAATTTAACAAAGAAGTTGCTGATACTGATGAAGTTAGTGTAATTTTTGAATACTACTCTTCTAGTAATAGCAGTGTAAAAGGTTACGATGGCTCAAATTGGTCTATATCAGGGTTGACAAAATTTTCTAACAAGGCTTTAAAGCAACCAAAGTTAAGAGGTATTAAGTTTTTAGATTTGTATAGGTTATTTACCATGAGAGATATTCTGGCAAAAAACTATAAAAGAGCTTATAACTATTCAAATGGTAGATTTTCTGATGTTGGGAAAAGCCGCTGGAATGCAGAAATGCAATATTATAACATGGACCAACTTGTGTATATTTATTCAGATACTCTTACTAAGACAAAAAAAGACTATTTTAGGCATCTTTTAGGTAAAAAGAGTGCACTTTTTGTTAAATTTGAGAAAGAATACCCTCTTATTAGTAAAATAAGTAAAACTGAAAACAGTTATAAATCTATTCTAAAACTCGGTGAGTATCCTAAATATGAATGGAGGGCAAGAATTAAAGAGTTTCAATCTATTAGAGCTTCTTTAGTTAAAAACTTTATAGATGTAGATAGTATAGAAGTGCCCAAAGATTGGGTTGAATCTAGAAAAAAAGTAAAAAACCAAGCAGTATCTATAGTAGGAACTAATGCGAGAAGAAAAAAGTTAGCTGGTGAAATAACTGGTAAAGAGGCTAAAGACTTGGAAAGATATGTTTCATCTAAAAATTGTAAATTTGAATCGGTGGTAATTAAAATGGCTGAGGCTCATAAACACCCAAAAATGACAATTTATGCAGAAAACACTGAAGTAAATGAATCTAAATTTCAACAGTTATTTACTCTTATAGACAAAAAAAAGATTCGTTTAGTAACTTTTTCAAGCAGAGAATTAAAAACTTTAAAAGATATAAAATTACACAATTGGATTAGTATGGAAGATTTTGAAAAAGGAGAACATAAAGTTTACAGAAGGCTTGTTACAGCTTATTTAATAAATGAACTTATGAAAGATAATTACAGTACTTTTGCTAAAAAAGAGGTATTGGAAAGTATTTCAAAGGATTTAAAAAGTAAATTGACAGACTTGGTAAATTATAAGAATCTTTACTTTACTAATGGTACAGAAGCCCTTTATAAAGAAATGCTTGCAGTAGCTGAAGATAAGGGTTTATTTGATCCTTCTATTTATCCTTTATATAAAGAAATAAAAAAGACTCTTGAAAAATTACCTTTCTTGAATTCTATTCTTAAATTACATCCTACTTATGGAGCTTTGGAAGCTCCTGTTTTAAATGCTCTAAAGGATTTATTTAAGTATTATAAAATGAGAATTGATTGGATTCATTATAAAGTAGCTTTAAATGAAGAAAGTGTAGAAGAACTTACAGAAGAAACAGTAGAACAATTAGAAGAAACAATTTAAATAAAACAAATATGGATTTAAGTATGAAATGGTTTAAAGACCAAATAAGAAAAAGTGTAGATAGAATCGTAACCCATAAAGTAGAAACAGCTACTGAACAAATGGCAGTAGAAGATGGCCATCAAGAACCTGTTGAAGTAAAACACGAAAAGCAGTATAAAATAGCTAAATTAGTTAATAATACTCTGACTGTTGTTTTAGATGGTGGCACTACTTTTACAAAACCAGAAGCTTCTAAAGAAGACTTTGAAAGAGTTACTTATGCTACAACTGTAAGTGAAATAGAAGAAATAATGTCCTCAAAAGAAGTTTTGCAGGAAATTAAAATTCAAAATGCTGAAAATGCTAAAAATGAAGCCCTTTTAGAAGGTTTACAAATTTTAAAATCTTCTGGAGAATTTGAATTTGACGATAAGAGTATTTACATGAAAGGTATTAAAAGGAGTATACCAAAAGTTCTTGTAGAGCGTTTTGCCGAAATACTTGGTTCAAGGGATCATGAAAGTTTTGATGCTCTTAAAAAATTCTGGTTAAAATGTTGTTTAAATCCAAATGCACAATCTGCGGAAGATTTGTATGAATTTCTACAACATCATCAGTTTAAAATTGATAAACATGGAAATTTCTATGCTTACAGAAGAGTTGTAAGCCAAAAGAAAACTAATAGTGAATTAGTTGAATTTATAAGTAATGCCTACACTAAGATTAAAGCTGTTTGGAAGAAGAAACCTTCTAATTATGAAGTTTTAGAAGATAGCGAAGGAAATTACAGTTTTGCACAAACTTTACCAGATTCTTCAGGTTATACTAAAAATTGGGTAGGTAATTTGGAAGAACTGTATTTAGACCTTCCAAATATGCAAGATAAGTCTTACACTTCAGCTCACACTGGGTTAGAAGATTATCGTGTAGGTGAAGTTATCAGTATGCCTAGGAATGATGGTGATGATAATAACAATGCAAGTTGTTCTAAAGGTTTTCATGCTGCTTCTAAAGCTTATGATTACAGTGGTTTTGGTGATACACCTATTTTGGTTATTATCAACCCTTGTGATGTATTAGCTGTGCCTAGAGGAGAGTGGGGTAAACTAAGAACCTGTCGCTGGTTCTTTGCTACTACTCTTCCTGAAGATGAAAAGTACATTTTAGATGACGAAGATTTTGATGTAGCTGAGCTTGGAGATACTTTTGAAGAAAAGTGTGCTGTAGATTTAGAACAACATATTAAAAACTCTTTTGCTGAAGAAGTAAAAAGACATACATTTACTTTATCTCCAGTAACTTCTGTTGAGATTAAGAAGATTGTAGCATCTTTGGATGATATGAGAGAAGTTTTAACAAGAAGGGTTAAAATTGTGTTGGATTAATATGAATAATTGCTGGATGTACGGGGGAGTGTGTTTAGAAACTCCCCCAGACGGTTATTATGGTTTTGTTTATCTTATTATAGATGATCAAAATCGTATGTACTATGGAAAAAAAGCCTTTGAGCACTCTAAAAAGAAGGTTATATCTAAAAAAGCCAGGAAATTATCTGGAACCAGAAAACGTATAGAGAGGTCTAAAGTAAATTCTGGTTGGATGGATTATTGGGGTAGCTCTAAAGCCCTTCTGGCTTATTATGAAGAAGATCCTACAAGAAAAGACAAATCTTTAAGAAGAATTGTTAAATTATGTAAAGATAAAGTAAGTCTAGCTTATCATGAAATGAAAACCCTTGTATACCAAGAAGTTCTTTTTAGAGATGATTGCTGGAATGGCAATATTAGTGGTAAATATTTTAAAGGAAAAATACATGCATAAAGACAATAATTTAACAATATACATGACTGTTTCTAATGTAGACAGCACTGTAGAAATGACAGCAGGCTATGATCCTGTAAAAAAAGAATACTACATGCCTAGTATACAGTTTAAAGAAGATCATCCTTTAGGACCAAATTGGTGGGATGCTGAAAATTATATTTTTGAAACATTTTATCCATTTTTAAAAAGATGGGATGAAAGAATGCTTACAGAAGAAGATAAAAAAGAATTTCCTAAATGGGCTGAATTAAATGATGAACATGTATTAGATTTGCTTGAAATATTTAATCAAGCAGTTGAATTTGGATGGGATAAATTAGAAAATATTTATGGAAACAAACCCTGAGAAAAAAGAGATAGAACTTTTAAAAGAAAGTCTTTATTTTATAAATCAAATACCTAGAAGGCACATTTTTGGTGGTAAATATAAAGATAGTTATGCACTAGCTTCAGCAATAAGTGAATACTTAAAACAATTAGAGAATGCTCAGACTGAACGGAAAATGGGTTGATGTGCCCTATACAGAGAAAAACCTACAAGCACAGGATATTGATAATCTTTTGACTTTATGTAAAAGACACAATTTATCAGTAAAAAGAGCTTTAATACAATTACTACTTAACAAACCAAAATGATACAAGGAAAAACTAAGACAGAAGCAGAATACAGAGCTATTATCATGGATAGCAGCTCTTCATTAAAAGAGTTTTCAGTGGATAGACGTAAATACTACAAAAGGTATTATTTAGGTGAAAAACAAGAAGAAGAGGAAAATAAAGCAGCTACAATAGGAAGAATAGTAGAAACATTGTTACTGGAACCAACAGAATTTGATAAAAGATTTTATATGTCTTCTATAGCTTCTGCTCCAACAGGAAACATGCTGTTATTTGTAGAAGCGCTATATAAGCATTCCAAAAATTCAGATGACTTTACAGAAGCTGTAAAAAATGCTTATAAAGATAGCGGATACAAGTGGACTATGGATAAAGTACTTGAAAAGTTCAACGGGTCTGATGCTGAAATCTACTTTAAAGAGATAAAAGAAGTTAGAAATAAAAATTTAACTGTTATTACTGCAGATGATGTAGAGAATGCTGAAAGAATTGTTCAAGAACTTAAGAGTAATGAAATTACTGCAGAATTATGTAATTTAGAGACAAATGATAGGTTTTTAGTACAAAATCAAGTTCAAGTTGAAGATTATGATATAGATGGGTTAAAACTTAAATCTATGATGGACAAAGTTATCGTAGATCATAAAAAGAAAACTATTCAATGTATTGATCTTAAATGTGTTTGGGCAGTTGAAAGTTTTTATGAAGAGTATTATCTTTACAGAAGAGCTTATATACAGGCTTATTTATACAAAGAAGCTTGTAGAGAGATTAAAGAGCAATTAGAATTGGAATACTATGAGGTTTTAAATCCTATGTTTCTTGTTTGTGATAGTATTAATTATTATCACCCTTTAATTTATACTTTAAATTCAGATGATATGGACGATGCTTATAATGGTTTTGAACATAAATCAAGAAAATATCCTGGAGTAAAACAAATTATTGCAGATTTAAAGTGGGCCAGAGAAAACAATGTCTGGACTATATCAAGAACAAATATGTTAAATGGGGGATATGTAAATATAAAAGGCTAATGGAATTAAAAAGAACTTTGACTAGTATCTTCTTTGTACCTACTCTACAAATTAATAGAGAGGGTCTTTATACAAATGGGTATTTAAATGGCTATATGACAGATTCAAGAAGAGAAGTGCAGTATGAAAACTGCATTTATCTTCTTTTTAAGCCAAAAAACCTTGAAAAGTTTAAAGACTTTCTAGATAATGAGTATTTACGTACTAAACAAGTTATTGATGATTACGATTATGAAGATGGTTTTATTGTAGTAGTTTACCAGCTTGATCCTAAATTTAAAAACGACTACAAATTGATAAAACAAGGAAAATACTCTCAAACATCACCTGACTTTCAAAACTTATTCCCAGCTAAGCTAAAAGTGACTACTAAGGAAAAGACCTTCAAAGACGAAGTTAGCCTTCAGTATAGGATTTTTAACAAAACAGTAGATCTGAAAGAATACTGGGAATCTAAGTTAGCTGTTGACTTTAAAGAAGATATGGAAGTGTGGAATATCTGGGATGATGAAAAAGAAGTATTAGAAATAGATAAAATTAAAGAAACTGTATGAGGTCTAAAGAAGGTAAAATAACAGAAGGTAAATTAAATTACGAGCTAGATTGGGATTTTGTGACTCTTTTAGCAGAAAGAATGCAAAAAGGTAAAGAGAAATATGAACCTTACACTTGGAAAAATCCTACAGATGTAGAAGCTATAAAACAAGCTCTTTTCAGGCATACTTTAGAAATAATGAAAAATAATTATGTAGATGATGGACAAGAGTTAGGTCATATAGCAGCTGCAACTGCAAACTTAATGATGATATTTTACCAGTTAAAAAATCACTCATTAAAAGAATTAGCATAATATAGAATATTATGAAAAATAAATTGGTTAAACCTGTGGTATGTATTAATTTGCATACCCTTTTTTAATTTAACCACTAAAACAATAAAATATGCAAGATTTAGGATTAGAAGCATTAAGTAAAATAACTATTTTTAGTAAGTATGCCAAGTACTTACCAGATAAACAAAGACGAGAAACTTGGGATGAAATAGTAGATAGATATGTAAATATGATGTGTACGAAATATCCTTCACTAACCAAGGAAATTAAGGATAATGCATTATATATCAGACAAAAGAAAGTATTACCAAGCATGAGAGCGATGCAGTTTGCAGGTCCAGCTATGGAAGTTAATCATGCCAGAGGTTATAATTGTGCTTATTTACCCATAGACAGCCTTTATAGCTTTTCAGAGACTATGTTCCTTTTATTAGGAGGTAGTGGAGTAGGTTATTCTGTGCAAAAACACCATGTAGAACAACTTCCAACTATACAAAAACCAACTAAAACCAGACATTACCTTATAGAAGATTCTATTATGGGCTGGGCAGACTCTATTAAAGTGCTTATGAAAGCCTACTTAGATGGAAAAAGCTTGCCTGAGTTTGATTTTAGGGCTATCA